TGGCGGTGCTGGTACGTTCACGATGCCGTCTGCTTCTGTGGCAGGCAATGACTGGTTCTTCGACGCCCGCAACTCAGGCACTGGTGGCCTTACGATTCAGCCTGCCGGCGGTGAGCTTATTAACGGTCAGGCCAATTTAGTATTCAATCCCGGCGACAGTGCGCGCATTATAACTGACGGGATTAACTTCTACACGATTGGCTATGGACAGAGCTCGACGTTCTCGTTCGATTATGTGTCGATCAGCCTGACTGGTGAAACCAGTCCTTACACGCTATCTGGCACAAACCTGAACCGTATTGCCTACCAGTTCAGCGGTATACTGACGGCCAACATGCAGATCATTGTTCCAAACACAATCCAGCAATACTGGATTCGGAACACTACGACTGGAAGCTACACGCTCACGGTTAAGACAGCGAGCGGCACTGGTGTAGCTGTTGTGCAGAATGGCGCTGCAATCATGTACTGCGACGGCACGAACGTCGTTGAGGCAGATACGAATAACCTTAGCTCGCCGGTTGCCGTATCTCAGGGCGGCACGGGTGCGACGAGTGCCGGAACCGCTTTGGTTAACCTCGGCGGAACATCACTTGGTATTGGCGTATTCACGGCAGTAAACGCAGCTGTAGCACGCGCTTCACTTGGTGCAGCAGCATCCGGTGCGAACGCTGACATTACCTCGCTCACCGGCCTTACGACCGCACTCAGCGTTGCGCAGGGTGGCACTGGCCAGACAACCTACACGAACGGACAGCTGTTGATCGGTAATACCACCGGCAATACGCTGACCAAATCGACGCTGACGGCTGGCACTGGTATCACCGTCACGAATAGCACCGGCTCGATCACGATTGCTAATACAGGCCCCGATACGTTCCCGGGCGTAGGTATTGCTTATTCGACTGGTACTGCTTGGGGCACCTCCTACGCCACCAGCGGTACTGGGACGACGATTGCGCTTTCGGCTAGTCCTGCTCTGACTGGAACGCCAACCGCGCCGACAGCGACCGCTGGCACGAATACGACGCAGATAGCGACAACGGCATATGTCGTTGGCACGGCATTCTCCTCTGCTCTTCCGGGCCAAGCTGGTAATGCCGGCAAGTACGTCACCACTGATGGCACAACCGCATCGTGGGCAGATGTGCCCCCCGGCATGGTCTACCCCGGCGCAGGTATACCTAACTCAACTGGCACGGCATGGGGAACAAGCTACACCACAACCGGCACTGGAACTGTTGTTGCGCTGGCAACGTCGCCAGTGTTTACGACGCCAAATCTTGGCACGCCATCTGCAGCGGTACTTACCAGCGCAACGGGGCTGCCTTTGACCACTGGCGTGACAGGTACACTACCTGTTGGAAATGGCGGAACAGGAGCGGCCACGCTAACATTAAACAACGTCCTTCTCGGCAACGGCACTAGCGCGGTTCAGGTTGTTGCGCCGGGCACCATTGGTAACGTGTTGGTCAGTAACGGCACAACATGGGTTTCACAGGCACCAGCCGCGTCAGGGGTATCGCAAGCACGCGCTACCGCACTGGCGATGGTCTTCGGTTTGTAATTAAGGAGATATTGACGTGGCAGCGCCAAATATAGCATCACTCACAACGATTACGGGTAAGACGACGTACTTCACGCCGACAGGCACGACAGCCGTTGTACTGCTGCCAAACGCAGCGGCCTCAAACAATGTGTTGAAGATTAACCAGATCGTTGTTGCGAACATAGATGGTACCAATGCCGTTGACGCAACGGTGTCGATCTACACCAACGGCGCTGTAGCGCAGGGGTCAGCCCCATCGGGCGGCACGGCCTTCCCGATTGCCTCTACAGTTTCGGTACCTGCCGACGCCTCGCTGATTGTGGTTGACAAAACGACCGGCCTCTATCTTGAGGAGGGCACATCCATTTCAATTACATCAGGGACTGCAAGCAAGTTGACGTTCAGTGTTAGCTATGAACTCATGGCGTGATAGCGACCTATCAAGAATTTGAGGGGTAACAGCAGATGTCAAAACGCTATCAAGGCGGCATACTAGGCGCAGGATTTAACCCGCTACAGGCCCCTAACGCACCTACTATTGGCACGGCTACGGCTGGAGGCAGTAACTGCGGGCGCGTGACGTTTACGGCTCCAGCCAACGTGGGTGGATCGCCCATCACTAGCTACACGGCTCTGAGTAATATCGGTGGTTTTGGTGGCGCTGCGGCAAGCTCCCCGATTACAGTGTCTGGGTTGACCAACGGCTCGTCTTACACGTTCGGGGCGTTTGCCTTGAACAGCTATGGCCCGTCACCGATCAGCGCGTTTAGTAATAGTATCACTGCCGGGTTAGATGGGACGGTTGGGATATTTGCACTTGGCTCCACGGCTGCCGCACGTACAGTCACCCGTGATAAGTACACTTACTCAGGAGATGTAGTCAGCGCAGGCGGGGCGGCTACAGATGGGTCGGACAGAGGTTCCGCTACTGGTAATAGCACGGTAGGTATATTTGCGTTAGGGACCACTACCACATGCGGCAGTTACTCCGTTACCCGTAATAAATACACCTACTCAGGGTGCGCTGTTAGCGCGGGCGGGGCGGCTACAACAGCTTCAACTCAAGGGTCAGCCGTAGGTAATAGCACGGTGGGTATATTTACGTTAGGTCTTACTTCGTCGGGTTATAACACTATCCGCAATAAATATACTTATTCAGGGGATGTCGTCAGCGTAGGTGGAGCGGCAACCGTATCTGGCGCTAGTGGATCAGGTGCCGGTACCAGCACTATTGGTATTATTGCGGTAGGTGCCAACTCCTGTGGTTACAGAACCACCCGCAATAAATACACCTACTCAGGATGCACTGTCGCCGCCGCCACCGCAGCCTCTTCCGGGTCTAACGAAGGATCCGCTGCCGGCAACACTACGTTTGGCATTTTTTCATTGGGTAATTCACAATCCGTTTCCGGGCGATCCACCATTCGCGATAAATACACGTATTCCGGTGATGTTGTTAGTTCAGCAACTGCCGCTACAGTAGCATCTAACTTAGAGTCCGCAGCTGGCAATAGCACCGTTGGTATATTTGCTTTGGGTGCCACTTGTTCTGGTCGAGTCACTACGCGAAATAAATATACTTACGCAGGTGACGTAGTTAGCGCAGGCGGTGCGGCTACAGCGGCAACAGCTGGAGGCTCCGCTGCATCCAATGGTATAGCAGGGATAACTATCTAATGCCTAGTTATAGCGGAATTTGGACACTCTCTCAGCAGTTTCAGGGTCGCGGTCAGGGGTTGTGGCCAACACCCCCCGGTGCGCCTACGATTGGCACGGCGACACTTGTTACCACAACGTCAGCGACAGTTGCGTTTACGGCTCCCGCTTGTACTGGTATTCCAGCTGGGGTTACAGGTTATCAGGCCATTTCTACCCCCGGCTGCCTCACCGCCACAGGCGCGTCTTCGCCAGTTACAGTCACCGGATTAACTGCTGGCACCGCTTACACATTTAACGTCCGTGCTCTGGGTGCAAGCGGCTATGGGGCCTACAGTGGTTCGTCAAACTCAGTACAGGCGGCTGTGCCCGGTGCACCGACAATCGGTACAGCTACTGCTGGCAACGCAAACGCATCGGTGACGTTTACCGCACCTGTCGATAGAGGTTCTCCCGCAACCATCACTGGCTACACTGTAACGTCCACTCCGGGGGGCATCACAGGTACAGGCTCATCTTCTCCAGTTACAGTGAGTGGTCTTACCAACTGCACTGCGTACACATTCAAAGTTAAAGCTCAAAATGCCTACGGTTTTGGAGCCTGCAGTGCATCGTCTAATAGCGTGACACCAGTGTTTCCAACATGTGCTACGTACACCACACCGGGCACGTATAGCTGGGTAGCGCCTGCTGGCGTGACTAGCGTTGCCGCAGTTGCCGTTGGTGGTGGTGGTGCGGGCAACATTGGTAGCTCATATTTCTACTACTGCTGCTGCATTCCTGTTTTTGTTAGATGCTCTGGAGCCGGTGGTGCTGGTGGTGCCTTAGCATACCGAAACGCTGTTTCTGTTACGCCGGGGACTTCTTACACTGTCGTGGTCGGTACTGCGTCAGGTAGTTCATCGGTATTTAGTATGACCGCCGGCGGCGGCAGTGCCGCGACTGGCCCCTATTCTCCGGGTGTTGGAGGCGTTCCATCCGGTACTCGTACAGCTGGGTTTAGCGGTGGGGCTGGTCAGGCGGGCCGGTGTAGTGTGTCCATCTATTCTTGCACTGGTGTTTACTTTGGTGGCGGAGGTGCCGGAGGCGCTGCTGGGTATTCCGGTGGTGGGGGAGCTGGCGGAAATTATAACGCTGCCGGGTCCGCAGGCAGTGGTGGTAGCGCCGGAGGTGGTGCTGGTGGTGGCGGCCCCTCTCCATCCTACTCGGGTGGCGGCGGTGGCGGTGTTGGAATATTTGGCCAAGGCTCTGATGGCGCTGGGGGTTCTTTCCCTGCTGGCGGCGGCGGCGGCGGGTCTGGCGGCGCAGGTGGTAGTGGCCCCAATGGCGGACTTTATGGCGGCGGCGGCGGCGGCGGTACCTACGGCGGTGGTGGGGGTTGCGTCGGACGCGGTGCTGTCCGAATTATCTGGGCTGGCGGTTCACGCGGCACACCTTCATTCCCCTCAACAAACGTAGGGCCATAAAACGTGGAACACACCGATCTCGAACTTTACATCCAAATCCGTGACGGGCAGCCTTATGAGCATCCTATCTTTGCGGACAACTTTAAGCTCGCTTTCCCTGACGTGGACGTAAATGATTTGCCCGCAGATCGTTTTGCTAAGTTCATTCGTGTAGACGCCCCCGCGCTTGACACTTATGAAGTATACGAAGGCGTGGCCTATCAGTGGTTCGATGGCGTTGTGAAGGATGTACATTCGGTGCGCCTGATGACGGACGAAGAGCGAGCGAACAAGGACGCCGAGCTTGCCGAGATTGCCCTCGCTAATGCTACCCAAGTAGCTAAGCTGCAGCAGCAAGGCCGCATTGAACGCTGCCAGAAGACCGCCGACGAAACGGAAGACGCAACCCAAAAGCAGCTTTGGCTTGATTGTATGGCCGCGCACGAGGCTTGGGTTCTGGAAAGTGTCGATCCTATAACGCCGCCATTTCCGCGCTTCCCTATCAAGGATGAAGCTGGTAGCTGGGTTGTTCCATAAAACATAATCGAGGAGCATTAATGGCACAGGAAGAGCCAACAGTAGCGCCGCTAGACGAACTTCACTACTTCGTAACGCCCATCTACCTCACTAAGCAACCGCAGTTCCTTGATACTGTGAAGGCGATTGCTGCCGACAGCATCAAACAGGTTCACGGTAAAGCCAAACCCAACAAAATACACCCCGTCCTCATGTCGGGTAATATGCTGGAAGACCCTCGGATTGAGGAGTTTGCCGCCTTTGTTGGTCAGACGGCATGGAATATCCTGTACAGCCAAGGCTACGCGATGAACGACTTCAGCACCGTTTTTACGGAGTTGTGGTGCCAAGAGCATTACCAAACATCGTCGATGGATTACCACGCACATCCCGGTGGTAACTTTCTCGTTGGTTTTTATTTCCTTGACACGCCGGAAGGCTGCCCACCCGCTGTCATCCACGATCCCCGTCCGGGTCGCATCATGCTTGACTTACCGCAGGTAGACGTGAACCAATTGACGCTGGCCAGCACTATGGTAAACTTTATTCCAGAGCCGGGAATGATGATGTTTGCACCGGCATGGTTGGCTCACAGCTTTAATCGCAACGCGTCGAAGGCACCGTTCCGTTTCGTCCACTTCAACCTCACCGTGCAGCCAAATGCACCAGCTGCGTGTCCAATGCCAGAAGCGGAGATCGTTTGATGAACAGTAAGCCGCATCGCAATAACTGTGACTTCCAGTTAAAGCACTTCATGGCAGGAAGCTGCCACACACCAGATGGCGCTTGGGCGCTCTTGCACGACCAGAAGATAGACATCGGCGTCAAGATTGAGCACTCAAAGGCGCAGGCCCTACGCCGTCAGGCTAAGGTTATGGCAGCAGAAGCCGTTCTGGCAGACGAAGCGTCTACCCCCATCGAGCGCCTCAATGCAGAGGCCGATCTGCTTGAGTGCAACTCAGTCAACGAGGGCTGGGCGTTGAACCACCAAGCCGCACTCAACGAGTATGATTATATCTGCAAACTGATGGACGAGCTTGAACCAAACCGCAAACACCGTCACCTGCCGTTCCTTGAGGCCAATGAGGCCATGCAGCGCGAAGAGTGGCTAGGCGAGCTGAAGACCCGCGCCGAGAACTTCCTGCTCACGGCTGGCACAATTCCGCACGACCACCTCAACACTATGCGCTGCCACCCAGACTTTGAAAGTCAGATTGTGCCGCATTTGGAAGCCATCACCATGAAGATTGTTAACAGCCAAGGTGATCGCTCCAAGGTGCTGACTAATATGAAATCACTATTTCTGGAGGACAACTCGTGACTGGATTTGTAAAGACCAAAGACAATGCGTTTGTAGAATACCCCTACGGCGCGCACGAACTTCAGCGCGACAACCCTGAAGCTAACCACCCGTATGAGTGCGACTTCGTAAACATATTCCCAACAACGCCAGCCGCCACCCGCGACGGCTTCGCACTGTTTCCAGTCGTTGTGGATGAAGTTCCGGCATATGACGGGCATACGCAGACGGTAAACCGTTCAGAGTTACCTTTTATTCGTGATGGCGGCTGGGTATTTTCATGGATCGTAACTGATCTGACGCCAGAGCAGATCGCCAACATGCAGGCTATGCAGGAGCAGAGGTGATCTGATGGCGGTATTCCACATCCGCTATAACCAGACACGCGGTCAGCCGGGGCGCGGCACGATGGATCATGTCTGGCGCGTATTTGAGGACGGCAAGGAATATCTGACGAAAAACGTCGAGATCAACGTGCCGTCTCGCGGCGTAAAAACTGGCGGTGACTACAGCATGATCTGTGAGGGAACACTGCGCTTGGATCGCGAGACATCTACTGCTATAATAGACCCGTAAGGAACAGCACATGAGTAACCGTTGGCCCGGTGGTATTATTCGTAAGACGCCTATTACCCCCGCTGGGCCGCTCCAGTGCGGGTCTGCTTCGGGCGTGTGGTCGCTGGCTGATGCGGCTTACTGGGCAAAGCAAGGGCTGTGGCCGGTAGCGGGGAACTCGGGTTTCGCTATTTTTGCTTTAGGGGCAATTAACGCGTGCGGTACTCTTTCTACCACCCGTAACAGATACACATTCTCAAGTGACGCAGTTAGTTCAGCTACAGCAGCTACTGGCGCTTCAGCCCGTGGGTCAGCGGCTGGTAACAGCACAGTGGGAATTTTTGCGTTGGGTTGCGTAAGTTTTAACCGATCCACGACCCGCAATAAATACACATACTCAGGTTGTGTAGTCAGCGCAGGCGGAGCTGCGACGCAAGCAACAGCGGAGGGTGCAGCCACAGGAAATAGCACGACGGGTATATTTGCGTTAGGTAGAAACAACTGTTCCGGCGTTAGTGGCGTAATAGCGACGCGTGACAGATATACTTATTCAGGAGACGTTGTATCCTCGGCAGCTTCTGCCTCTAGGGCGTCTGTAGACGGCGCAGCTACTGGAAACAGTACGGTCGGCATTTTTGCATTAGGTGGCGCAAATTTCTGCGGTACCATATGTTTCTCAACGTGCCGCAATAAATACACATACGCATCCAATACTAGCACTACAGCTACGTCTTCTTCACTTCCAACGCGCAACGGTTCAGCTACAGGTAACAGCACCGTCGGCATATTTGCAATCGGAAACCGAGGCTCTGTCACGAACTCCCGCGAAAAATATACGTATTCCGGAGACGTAAATAGCTCCGCTACTGCGGCTTCAGTGGCATCGAGCGAGGGTTCAGCAGCAGGAAACACTACGACTGGTATTTTTGCTTTGGGGTTGAGTAACACTAACACGGCGTTGACCACCCGCGACAAGTACATATACTCAAGTTGTGTTGTAAGCTCGGGTGGCGCAGCTACGCAAACGTCATACTCCGGTTCCGCCACATCCGGCGGTACACCCGGCGTGAACATGTAAGGAAATCCAATGACCCAACAACCCATCAGCCGCGTAATCATTCTGGGACAATAAAAATGCTTGTACCCGTTAACGTCAAATCAGATCCCGGCATCAAGCGCGATGGCACAAAGTTTGAAGGAAACTTCTACGTTGACGGACAGTGGGTTCGGTTTCAGCGCGGGCTACCGCGTAAGATCGGCGGGTACCGGCAGATCACGAGCTTCGTCGAAGGAGCTGTTAATCAGTTTCACCTGCAATCGCTGAACAACTTTACCTATACCCATATGGGCTATGGTGAGGGCCTGCAGCGCATGACAATCGACGTATCGGGCAACACCAGCTCTGTGGTTTCGCGCACGCCTACGACGTACACAGGAGGCGCAGAATTTATGTGGCAGTTCGACGCGCTCTATGACGGGGCTGGCAGCTCGACTGTGCTGATCGCGCACGCCACAGATGCCGCTCTCGATATTTCAACCGGCACGAACTTCCCCGCATATCTTGGCGACATCTATGGCACAACACCACTGACTCCAATCCCAACGGACGGCGTGAGCGGCGGGGTTGTTGTGCTGCACCCTTACCTGTTTATGTTTTCCCAGAACGGGTTCGTGAAGTGGTCGGATGCAAACGATCCCACGAACTTTACCAGTGGTGATGCGGGCGATGCGTTCATTGCATCCTCGAAGATTGTGCGCGGCCTTCCGCTGCGTGGTGGTGGTCAGAACCCTGCCGGCCTTTTCTGGACGCTCGATAGCCTGATCCGCACCTACTACACGGGTGGCACGGATGTTTTTGCGTTCGACACGATCAGTTCGTCGTCGTCGATCATCGCGGCCAATAGCGTCATCGAGTATGACGGGATTTACTTCTGGGTTGGTGATGGTCGTTTCATGATGTACAACGGTGTTGTCCGCGAAGTTCCGAACAACATGAACATTAACTATTTCTTTGACGGCTTGAACCGTCCGTATGCGAATAAGATTTTCGCCTACAAGGTTCCGCGCTTTGGCGAGATCTGGTGGTGCTACCCGCGTGGCGATGCGACTGAATGCACGCACGCTGTAATCTATAATGCACGAGAGCAGACATGGTACGACACGGAGCTGCCGAATCTGGGGCGCTCTGCTGGCATTTACGCTGGTTCGCTGAACCGCCCGATCCTTGCCGGCGTTAATCCAATTAGCCCGGGCGTTCCTGACATCCGCATCACTCAAGGCGATGATAACCGCGTTACTGAAGACGAAGCATTTCGCGTGATCAGCAATGGTCCGGATCTCTATCGTATTTGGCAACATGAATTTGGCGTCGATGAGATTGATGGCGCGCAGATTAATGCAATCGAGAGCTATTTCGAGACGGGCGATATATCGTTACTCACGGATAATAATCCACGCAGCCGTTCCATTCACATCGAGATGATCGAGCCTGACTTCGTACAGCAGGGCGACATGACTGCGCAGATCACGGGAAGAATCAACGCCCGTGCGCCTGAAGTCTATGGCCCGCTGCGCAGCTTCCCGGCTGTGGCTGATGAGAAGTATGAGCAGCAGGTGTTCTTTAAGGAACAGCGGCGCGAGCTTCGCTTTAAGTTTAGCTCGAACACGGTCGGCGGAGACTATCAGATGGGTAATGTTATTGCTCACATTGAAGTCGCCGATGGCAGATACCAGTCATGATTGGCGTTGATCCTCGCGGCATTGATAACTTCATTGACTGGGCTGATTATATGTATCCTGATCTTGAGCAGCTTGGTACTGTCGTTAAGATGATGCCCGGCGGCAACTGGCAGGATTGGGGGGCTGGCTTGCTGGCTGTGAACAAAATAGCTGAAAGTAGCGCTCCTAATCCATATCAGTTTGATGACTGGAAAGAATGGGCAATGCGGTTTATACAGACGCTTAATAGCGGCGGGAGCAGTTCGTAATGTATGAAGATTATTATCTTGGCTATCCCGAATTAGAGGAAGCTCTGGCTGCTGCCGGATACTCTGCACCAGCTGCAGCGCCTGCGTCCGTAGCTGGTATCGGATCTCCGGCTGCTGTTGCTGCGCCGGCTGCGGCTCCTTCTGTTATTGAGAATGCTGCGACTGCGCCAATGTCATACGAAGCTCTGGCAGACCGCCGGGCTGCGGCGAATACCCGCCCACAGGGTACTTTCTTGGCAGCGCCTACGGATAATAGGGGGAAGGCCACTGGTTGGGACATCGCAGGCCAAGGATCGAACCTATTTGAATACCAAGGCGGCCCTGTCCGCGTCACCGACCGCAGTGGTAAGGTTTTGTTCAGTGGTGAAGGTGTGGAAGGGGCTTTAGAGGCTGTTAAATTTGCGCAAAATTTAAGCGCCACTAAGGGTAAGAATGCCTCGTGGGACATTCAACAACTTGAACAAGGTCCAACCAACCCCGATGGTTCGTCCTATTTTGGTGAGCGCTGGATTTCAGGACCGACTGACGCTAAGGAAGGTATGGGAGTTGTAGGGGATATCGCGGCCTTTGCGTTGCCGATTGCTGCCGCTGTTTTAACTGCTGGCATGAGCCTTCCCTATCAGATAGCTGCTGCCGCTTCCGCAGGTATGGTTGGCGGCGTTATGTCAGGAAAAGATCCGCTAAAGTCAGCCTTAATTGCTGGGGCGAGTGCGGGCGCAATGAACGTATCTGGCGCTAATGCGGCCATTGGAAAGGCTGTAAATAACATTAGTACTGCTGTTACTAATGCGTTTGTTAGCGAAGCTGCAAAAGAAACTGCGAAAGAAGTTGTAAAGAATGCTGTTGGTGAACTGGGTGAGCAAATTGTTGTCACCGCCATTTCTAAAACAATACAAGGAGTAGGCAACTCCTTAGGTAATACATTGTTGTCTGAGGTCGTAAAGAATGCAGGGGTAGGTGATATAACTGGCTACAAGACGCCAGCTGAAAAGTTTGTAGAGCAAACGCAACCACAAGTCTCTAACCCAGTGGTGGATGGCATCGATCAGGTAACTGGTGAGATTGTAGCCAGCGGTGAAAGGATTGGCGCTGTCGCAGATACGGCTGCTAATGTTATCACTGGAATTGGAAGTAGCGCAGCTACTGATGCTATAACTGGCTTTGAAACGCCAACTGAAAAGTTTGTGCAGGAGACTCCGGCGGAGACGACGCAGACTGATTCTCAGACACCTGCGGAAGATACCATTGTTGTCAGTGGTGAAAGGATTACGCCAGTCGCTGATGCTGTTACTGGTGCTATTTCTGGTGTAGCAAATCTATCGCCTGAAGTACTCGCTGGTATATCTGAATTCGAAAAGAATCCTATCGTTTCGACAGCGGCTAAGACCACTACGACTCCAGAGGGTGCTGCTGCTGGTGCGGTTGCTCCTGAAGTACTCGCTGGTATAGCTGAATTCGAAAAGAATCCTATCGTTTCGACAGCGGCTAAGACCACTACGACTCCAGAGGGTGCTGCTGCTGGTGCGGTTGCTCCTGAAGTACTCGCTGGTATAGCCGAATTTGAAAAGAATCCTATCGTTTCGACAGCGGCTAAGACCACTACGACTCCAGAGGGTGCTGGCATAGGGGCAGCTATTCCGGGGGTTGAGGACTTCCTAATGTCAACTGAACTTCAAAAAAAGATTGATGAAGAGAGAAATCGTAAGGAAGAAGAAAAGAAAACCACGCTAGAAAAAGTAAAGGACGCCGCTCAGATAGTTAGCACTGCAGCTACCATTGTTCCGCTGGTGACAGGCGCTGTCGGTGGTGGCGGTGGCGGCGGTGGCACACTCCCTGCAGACACCACTCGATTAACATTCACCCCAACAACGCTGAGATCAACGCTTACTGGCGGCATTGGTGGGGCTGGCGCGCGCTATCCTTACACCCCAACGACTTATGGCCAAGTGGGCGGAGATCAAGAGACAGAGTTTCTGTTCTTTACGAAAGATCCTATAACCGGCCAAGAATCAATTCAGAGCGGAACTCCGGTTACGACTACTAATACCGTCCCCGCTGCCGCCCCCGGCAAAAAAGAAGGCGGCGAAATTGAAGATGATATGGTAAAGCATCTTGTCGAGTATCATAAGAACGGTGGCCACCAAGGCCCCGGACAGGTAAAAGGCATCGGCAGCGGTCAGGACGATAAGATCCCGGCATGGCTATCGGATGGCGAATATGTCTGGAGCGCTCAGGACGTAGCTGATCTAGGTGATGGATCGACTGATGAAGGTGTGCGCCGTCTTGACAAAATGCGCCAAATGGTGCGTCGTCAGGCTGGCCGCAAGGATGTAAAAAAGATTGCAAAACCCCAGAAGGGTATAGATACAATGCTTAAAGCTGTTGGAGGATTGGCGTAATGGCTATCACAGAAACCGTCACACAAACCAAGTTACCTCAGTGGCTTGTTGATGCCTATACTAAGAGCATCGAAAGGGGCGCTACAGCCACAAGCGCCAAGTATCAGCCTTATACTGCTGGTCCACGTATCGCTGCTTTTGCGCCGCAGGAACAGCAAGCCTTCAATATGGTTTCGCAGAACGTCGGAAACTATCAGCCTTATACGCAGGCTGCGGGTAATTATATCGCAGGCGGGACGAGATCGTTTACGGACCCCGGCGTCGCATCTAGCTTTATGAACCCATATACCCAGAACGTCGTTTCTGGGATTGGCGCTGCGGCTGGTCGGAACCTGTCTGAGAACTTATTGCCTGCAGTAAACCGCACATTCGTTGGCGGTGGTACGTTTGGTGGTAGCCGGAGCGCGGAGTTTACAGCGCGGGCTGTTCGTGATGCAAACGCTGCGGCTCTCTCGGCTCAGAACGAGGCTCTTCAGAAGGGCTATGAGAGCGGCATGGGGCAGTTCAATACTGAAGCTGGTCGTTACCTCACGGCAGCAGAGGCAGCGTCAAATCTTGGTCAAAACATTCAGAGCATGGCTGGCACGGATGCCGCAGCGCTTCAAGCTGCTGGTGCAGCGCAGCGCGGAATGCAACAGAGTTCGCTTGATTTACTGCAGCAAGATTTTACGAACCAGCGCGATTATGATTACAATCAGGCCATGCGCTTTCAAAATTTTGTTGGTACGCCAAGCGCGCAGGGCTCAGGTAGTGTTTATAGGCAGGAGCCGGGAGTGAGCAATACTGCATCGACAATCGGTTCTGTGGCTACAGGGATTGGTGCGCTGGCGAATCTATTTGGCGTGAAGAAGAAAGACGGCGGTCCAATTAACGCCGATGGCAAGCGTAACATCAAGCACCCGATGCACGGACTTGGATGGCTGAAAGGCAAATAAGATGGCGATAACACCCCAGCAAGCACGAGCAAAAGCGCTGCAATTGCGGGCTGAGAGGCCTGAACTGCAGAACATGGCTGTTGATGATTTAATCTCGCAGATCATAGCGACTGAAGGCATGGGCGCTCCGGGCGCTGGCGGCAATCTTGCAAACCTGTTTCCGGCTAAGCTGGTCACTCCGGCTTCTCCAGCGCCTATGCAGGCTGCTCGATTGCAGGCTCCGAAGCCGACTGCTGATATTGTTCCGGGTGCAGATGTTGATGCTTACCGGCGCGCACAGGAAGTTCGTGAACGCACAGAGCGTGGGCCAGCTCCTGAGGAGCGAGCGGCTGCTAACGCACGGGTGCAAGAACTTATTGCCGGATTGCCTACCGGAGCCGGGGAGCGTGCGCCTGTGGTAGCTGCCGCGATGCCTGCCGCTGCGCCTGCCGCAGCAGCTGAGGCCGCGCCAGAAAAGCCGAAATTTCAATCGCGATACAGGCCGCTGCTTGAGCAGAAGCAGGCTGAACTCCAGCAGAAGCAGGCAGAAATAACAGCGACGACGCCAGCGGGTGGGGCGCCACCTCCTGTTCTGTCCTATGAATTGAAAATTTTATCTGGCGAAATTCGTCAGCTGAATGGTTTGGTTGCAGCTGAAGAAAGCGCGGTTGTCGATGCTGAACGCGCAGCCGTATTGGAGCGTCAGGCCCAGCGCCTTGGCCGCGAAGAAGAGCTGATAGATCGGACGCGCAGACTTGCTCCGGGTAATGCTCTTATGGCGTTTGGTACTGCGCTTGCAGGCGCAAAGCCGGGTGAAAAATTTGCTTCCGCATTGGCTCGCGGTCTGCAGGCGGGCTCTGAAAGCTACACTGGCGCTCGTGATGCGCGTGAAGAATCTCGTCGGTCCATAGAAGAGCGTCGTGATGCGCTTGCCCTTCAGAGTGTCGATGCGATCCAGAAGGCTCGCGATAGAGCAATTGAAATTCAAAATGCTGGCGGCGCAATGTCTGAGCGGGAAATGAAACTTGCGAATATGACGGAAGAGGGCGCTACCAATTTGGCTCTTGCACCATTTAAGTTAAGAGTTGGTAAGGCAGAGGCTTCTAAGGCTGAGACAGACGCCCTGTATGCGCCACAAGTGTATGAAGCTGAGTTAGAATCCCAAGGAGCTCTTACTGAACAAAGAAGGAGGCCACCTGCTTCTGGCGGTAGCGGCGGATCTGGAACACTTTCTCCAACTCAGGCGGGCTTACGCGCCAAAGAAGCAAAGCAAGACTTAGAAAAAATAGAAGAGCGTATTATTGCATCCGAAGAGGAAGGTACTCATTCGCTTACGTATGATTTGTTAACAGAGTACGCAAATGCACGTACCGCATTTAACAATGCGGCCATTGTCGCCGGGCGTTCTCCCATTACCACAACAAAGTTCCCCACTAATTTACCAAACTTTAACAAGTACCTTAAAGAGCGACAGGCTAAGAGGGGCAAGCCAGCTGTTACAGGTGGTCAGTCGCGCCCTGCAGGCGTTGGCCCCGACTGGAAATTAATGAAAGACGCCAAGGGTCAAAAAGCGTATGTCAGTCCTGATGGTAAGCAATTTGTAGAGACACGCTAAATGGCATTTGATCTGAAGTCTGCAAAACCTATTGCCAAGGGCGGCTTTGATCTAAAAAGCGCTCGTCCCGTTGATAGTAGGAAGACTGCTACGCCGGTATCCAGTAGACAAGCCACGCAGGTTGCTGCCCAGCAGCAGATAAAAAAGAAGCGCGAAGAAGAGCAGGGGTTTATCGGCGAGCTGTTCGACCGCGTTTTTGGCGCTGACACTACAGTTCCGAAGGCACTTACCGAAACTCAGCAGTCTACACGTATAACGGACATAGCTGCCGAGAGACAAAAGTTACTCGCACTTGCCGCTAGTCTGGAGTCGCAAGCTAAAGCTACGCTTAAAGACATAGGCCGTGGCGGACCAGAGAAGGCGCAATATCTTAGTGAACGGGCTAAGGCTACACGCGCACAGGCAGATGCGCTAGGAAACCAAGCGGCGTTTATTACAAAAACTGGTATAGAAGCTCCAAAGCCCAGCTTTGTGCGCGAAACACTTGGCGCTGCGCCGCGTGAATTTACGCGTGGTGTAGTCTCGCTACCCGGTGTTATTGAAGAGTTTGCGGGCCGTGGATTATCTATGGTTGGCGCACCCGGCGGCGAGTATTTAACCAAGACTGGGCAGGCAGACCAAGCAGCGGCGAGCAAGCTGGCTGCAGATATATTTGGTGCACCAAGCGAAGACCTACAATATGACTCTACTACACAGCTCGCCACAGACGTAAGCGGTGGCTTGGGTAGTATGGCGACATTTGCCATCCCCGGTGGCGCAGCGCGTCTTGCTGGTGCAGGCAAGGGGCTTCAAGGTACGGCGCGGGCACAAGCTATAGCGAAGGCATCCCGTCCCGGCCAATATGGCATAGCTACTGTTCAAGGTGCAGGACAGGGTGCGGAAGACATCCGTGCCTACGAGCAGCGTACAGGTGAGAAAGTTAGCGACGCTACCGCTTTTGCAACAATGCTTCTTAACGCTGGACTTGGCGCAGCAGAAGTAGGTGTATTTAACCGTCTAGTTGAACGTATCCCAGTAGCCCAACGCGGCGCGGCTATGGAGAAAGTGGCTGATACCGTAAGCCGTATGACTAAGGGTAAGGTAGACCCGACTGCTGTTGCTAAAGCTGTAGGTAGGGAACTGACAGATATACAAGCCACTGCGTTAGGGCGTGTTGCTGTTGGTACTGTAGAAGAATCTGCACAAGAGGGCGGTGTTCAGCTAGGCAGCAACGTAATCGCTAAGGCGCTATACGACGAAGAGCGCGACTTGACGGAAGGTGTAGGGCAGGCTGCTCTTGTTGGCGGTATCGTCGGTGGCGGTGTCAGGGGCGGCGTCGAAGCCACGCAGAAACTTTTGGGTTCGGCGCCTGCAGCAGCGGGCGCACCACCACCCCCGCCTCCGCCAACCGCCCCTCCTCCCGCAGACATGGGTGATCTTGCCCAATCTCTCGGCCCAGTCGGCGGCACAGTTACTCTTAAGGATGCTTTTGGCCCACAGGAATATACATTCCAAGGCTTTGATAAAAAAGGCAAAGTCATCCTCACGGATGCTGATGGCGTAACATTGTCCGAAGATCCTGAATGGGTTCGGGGCGCTATTGGGTCAGCTGCCGTCGAACAGGAAGAAGATCTTGGTGGCATGGCCTTTAGTACGGGCGCTGAAGAGGATGTGGCTGCGCCGCCGCCTCCACCAAAGCGAATTGTTACTGAGGTTGATGGGAAAACCTATATCAGCGACGGCACTCTTACACCTGAAGAGGAGGCTGCATCGCGTGCAAAGATTGATGAAGGCATTGCTCGGATTAACAGCGATATTCAAAAGGTTCGTGATGATATTGTTGCTAATTTACCTTCCCGGTTTACGCCGCCACCTCCGCCTCCGCCTACTGAGAAGCCGAAGTTCAACATTGAAACGGCGACTGTCGTTGAAGAACCTGAGCTCCCACCTCCGCCACCAGAGCGAGTTCGGACGGTTACAACTCCGAAGGGAAATGACGTTAAAACCGCCTTTGAAGTGGTTGAGGCCAAAGACCTTGTATCAGCAACGGGTGATCTGCAAAACCGCGACCGCACCAGAGCCTCCACTGAACTTCAGGTTCAGCAAATCTTCTCTGAGTTCAAACCTACGTGGCTTGGCGAGAGCCTTGAGAGCGACCGTGGGGCCCCGATTATTGGCTTTGATAACGTCATTGAAAGCGGCAATGGCCGCGTGATGGCGCTCAATAAAGTTTACAATGAGTCGCAAGAGAAAGCCGACGCCTATCGTCAGTTCATTGAAGATCAGGGTTTTGATATATCCGGGTATGAACGCCCTATTCTTGTCCGCCGTCGCATTGATCGGATGACGCCTGCCGAGCGTTCGGCGTTTACCCGTGAAAGCAACCAAGATACGAAGCTGCAGCTCAGCACGAGTGAGAAGGCTCAGACTGACGCGGCATCCCTGACCCCAGATGTCATGGGGCTCATGGCGTCTCCAGACGTTAGCGCCTCAGCTAATCAGGGATTTGTGCGCGCCTTCCTGTCGAAACTACCAGCGCAAGAGCAGGCTGCGTTCATTGATAAAGAAGGGCGTCTATCATCTGAAGGTATTCGCCGCATTCGCACAGCCGTTAAATCATCCGCATACGGCGATGCTGACCTGATCAACACGCTTGATGAGTCTCAGGACAATAACATCAAGAGCATCGGTGGTGCGCTTGAGGATGTTGCTCCGGCATGGCGGCGTATGCTTGACGCAATCAGAGAAGGCGAAGTCGATCCAGAGATGGACACGACCAAGCAGCTTGTTGAGGCGGCAAAGATCGTTCGGGATGTCCGCAATAAAGGCATGAAGATTGGCGACTTCCTCTCGCAGCAGGACGCATTCAATCCGCTTGATCCTGTAACTGAGCGGTTCATCCGTTCGTTCTATAATGAAAGCCTTGGTCGTGCAGCAGGCCGCGAAGCCATAGCTGATACGCTTAACAAATATGTGCGCAGGGCTTCGGAGCAGACGACGGGTGAGGGATTGTTTGGACGCGAGTCAATGTCGCCTGTCGAAATTCTTGATGGCGTCTTGGATGAGCGCGGCACTGGCGCTGCGCAGCCGGATATGTATGCCAGCATTGCGGAGCCATCGACGAACCTGACTGACACCCCAAGCAGCACCGACATCATGGCGCTTGCCGATGAACTTCCTGCTGCTCAGCGCGTAAATGTGCGTGCGACGCTCGATAGAATCCTAAGTAGGTATGAAAAGAACGGGACTATTGATCAGCTGCTGGGTGGCTTGGAGCAGCTTTACACAGCCGTAAATAATCGGATCAAGCGCGAACGCGCAAAGAAAGACCGAGATCGCGTGCGTGGCTTTGAGCGCGCTATGGAGCGGTCATATCGGGCTGAGAGAGAGGGAACGCTCACGCCGGAATCTGCCAACCTTCTCAGGTGGCTTTTGCAAAAGAACCGGGCCATCGCAGATGAGCTGGCCTTATCTTTTGAAGTTGGCGAAGAAGGCGATTCGGCTGGGATTTATAATCCAGTGGAGCGTATTGCCACAATCTTCTACAGCAACGCCAATGACGGCACTGCTGTTCATGAGGTTCTACACCATACCGAACGCCTCATGCCTGAAAAGATTCGTGATGGGATTCGCGCCGAGTGGACCAAGCGCATTAAAAATCTCATGGCGCTTGCTGAAAGAACCGGCAACACCGACGCCCGTGAAGTTCTTGGGACTATCGTGCGGGCTTACTATGGTGACAGCAATGCACGAAAAGATTTAGATGAGTCCTATGCTGCGGGAACCATCCCGTACTCGATGTATCATCTCTCGAACCCATCTGAATTCTGGGCAGTCAACGCAACCGAACTGGTCGCCAAGCGCGCCCAACAAACTGGGTGGGCCGGGGCTGCGCGCAAATGGCTGGAAGGCTTCATAGAGAAAGCTAAGGATTTCTTCGGCCTCAACAGTAACTCAGCGGTGATCAAGGCGCTTGATGCCGTTCTAAAGGAAGAGAGCGGCAAGACTCGTGGTGAGATGATTGCATCTGGGGGCCGCAAGTTACGCAAGGATGCGAACAAGAAGGCTCAAGAAGAGATAGAAGACAGCACGCAGTTCAGGGACATTGCGCGTCCTGACGAGCAAGCCGAGGGCGCTCTTGACACAGACGCAGAAACGACAGCGGAACCAACACCAGCAAAGCTCAGCCGGGTTCGCCAGTCCGTCAACCGCCTGCGCACCAGCGCGACGTGGAGCAACATCGCAAGCCAGTTCTCCGGCGCTCGTGCCGTCGATCAATGGCTGGCTCGTTCTTACGGTTTGGAATCCCTGCCTGAAGCGGACTCGTTCTACAGCAATTTTGAAACCTACCTTTCAAAGAAGAACGGCAGGCTGCAGCAGCTACGCCGCAAGTATGTCAATCCAATCGACGATGCGGTTGGCGATGCCATTAAGAACGGCGTCACGATGGATGACATCAACGAAGCTATTCAGGCGCGTGGTGCTGCCGAGCGCAATGCTGCTATCGCTGAAATCAACGAAGACATGCCTGATGGCGGCTCTGGTTGGATGAATGCAGAAGCGGACGCTAAACTCCGTGAGCTGCAGGCGTCTGGGAAGATGCGTTACATCAACAGGGTGGTGAGATTGCATGACCGCTTGCGTGATGAAACGCAGAGAATAATGGTTCAAGACGGCCTTGTCTCAGCTGAGACGATGGCTGCTTGGAAGAAGAAGTATCCAAACTATACACCGTATAAGGGTTGGGCTCCATCTGGTGACATGACTGTCGATGGTCAGGAAGATCCGCATGCTGATTATGGATCGTATGATAAGGGCGTTCCTGTTTATAGCCGCGTGGCTGGCCTTCGTGCGAAGCCGATTAAGGCAGCTAAGGGTCGTTCATCTCAGGCGGCTAACTCCCTGTACAACATGATCGCTGATGCCGAGATGTTCTTGGAGATGGGCCAGCGCAATCAGATCGCGCTTCAGCTGGATAACACATACCAAAGAGACCCTGATGCGTTCACGGGCCTTCTCAAAATCTATGACAAG